AAACAATACGCAATCTGTATCCCATAAAGGGGGATAATAAGGAACGCGCACTGATTCTGAGAACTCGTGTGGCCATTGTGGCCGTGCTACATGAAGCACTAGCCAAGGGTGATGACGTATGGCAAGCGTTATACTATAACGCACTGCATCATCCACAGGATTGGGACAAATTAGATGGTTCACACCTAAAATCGGTAAAACCATAAGGGGAAACAAGATGGATAAGATATTAAGAAAGACTGCGTGGTTTTTGGCTACGCACATTGACGATCATTTGCGTAATAACGCGAAAAAACGCATGGCGCAGCGCCTAACGTATGAAGTGGGAATCGAGGAAGTAATCTTCGAGGGATTAACCAAGCTAGGATTAGGGGAGATAAAAGATGACGATATACAACAGGGATGAAAGCATAAGCGCGAGATTGCTAGGCTTCATTCAGGACAAACCTGCGTATAAGGTACAGCTTCAGGAACTAGGGGATGTTGACCTAATCACTGACCATCTGACAGAAGATCTGCTAGGGCTGCTGCACATGATGCGGGAACTCATGGTAGACCAATGGGTAACGGCAAAGGGTATTGCCTATGGGACAAGGCAGCTTCTGCGCTTTGTCCATGAAGAAAGCTTCGACGATTTTATAGATAGGGTGGATGTGAAGTGGATAGCGGAACACCTAGCATCAACTGAGTAGTTTGATGAACCTTAAAAATAGGAGATAGAATGTATTTTGATAGATTTGACATAGTCGAGGCCCATTATTGGTTTTGTGCTGATTATCATGGCGGGCAAGGTTGCCCCCTGTACGCTAAACTTTGCAGAATAAGCGAATATTATACGCCATCGCCATTGGCAAAAAGTTGGATTGGCAGTCAACCAAGCGAGAACGCTCAAGAAATATATGGTGATTTAGTTGCCGAACAAGGCCGCATTTAGGAGTAAAAATGAAATTGGGGGAAACATGGCAAAGATTAAGAAGTCAACGTACGTGTTATGGCGTGGGCCTAGTATGTACAATGGTGAAGAGATTCGGGTGGTAGTCTCGAATCTAAAGACAAAAACCGCCAACAGCAAGATTGGAAACATGGCGCAAATTTGGATATTGCCCGATAGTCGGGACAAGCTAACCGATATCATGGCAAGGGGGGACGATGTAAGCTATTGCGGAGAATGCCCATTGCGGTGGTTCTTAGCGAGGCAGAGAAAAAAGGCAGGTGAGCAGGACAAAGGCAAGTGCTATGTGACGTGGATATATGCACCAAACAATGTGCATAAGTCAACGCATGACAAGCCAACCGAATGGGAGGAAGGGCTGCAAGCAATACGGGATGTGGACAGGGACATCAGGGTAGGCGCAGCAGGGGATATGGGGGCAGTACCGCCCAAGCAAACCAAGGAAATTTACGAGGCGATAAATGGCTAAGAGAAGATTCAGCAACTATACGCACAATTGGGAAAATGCACCGCATCTTGCGAACTTCGCAATGGCAAGCATAGACCCTTACATGGATGAAGGGGCAAAAGATAGGGCCAAGGCGCTAGGCTTTAGAACCTTCAGGATTATAAGCAACCTGAACCAAAAGCAAGATGATGAAATACTCTGCCCGTCGAGCGCGACACTAGAGGTGGCGAAGACAACCTGCAGTGACTGTGGGCTATGCGATGGGAAACAGGGAGAGACAGACACGCGAAAGAATATCGTGGAAGTAGTACACTAAACAAGGAGGGAAAAAATGGATAACATGCAGCTAAAAATTGAAACCCACAACAGCTACGGGTTCGATGGAACCCTGTGCTTGGATGTGAGCGGGCATCCATGCGAGGTGCAGAACTATGTGGATGAGTACATCGAGACTTATCCTCCGCATAGATACCGAACCTATCAAGTGTCTTCGTACAAGGCACCGAATGGTCGGTTTGTGGTATGTCTGTGCCGGAAAGTACAGATGAGGGAGGTTGAGAATGAAACTGACCGATGATGTCTTGGCTATGCCGGACACAGACCCACGGGATTTAATCGTGGGTGGAAGCACTGCCAAGAGCAGGATGTATATGAGTGCGCCGATGCGTTACTTGTTAGCGCATGGTCACCTCAAAAGGGCGAGGGTAGACACTACTCAGCCGAACCAAATGTTCGATTGCGAGATGCTCGACTATGGATGCGGGAGAGGTGACGATATACGTGACCTGCTTCAGGAAAATATAAAAGCGTTTGGCTATGACCCCTACCATATCGATGCAAAGTGGACTTTAGGGGTCAAATGGCCGCTAGTAACTTGCATCTATGTAGCCAACGTGCTAGGGAGAAAGGAGGCGAACAGCCTAATAGGGGATATACAAAATATACTGCGTCACGATGGCGTTGCCTTTATGGCAATAAGAAATGACTTACCTGAACTAGGTGCGCGTGGCAGGAACTGCACACAAACGCCATGGAAAATAGAGTTTGGTTCAAGGGGTTCGAGCGAGTACCACATGGGGCAGACCCTGTACAAGAGTCCGGGGTTCTACATCTACAAATTTGGAAAGGGAGACAAATGCAAAGTGGCTTAAGCAAGGAATACATCAGGGGTTGGGAGAGATTCCACCATTGGTTACACAATAATTATGGGGATGAAGCCAATCGGTGGCAACGAAACGATACAGTTCAGAAAAAAGAGGAAGGAAAAAAAGATGAGCAATCTAAACAGAAATAATGAGGAAAAAGTAGTAACGGAGCTTGAGTTCTGCGTAGGGGTAGGCATGAGTGTGATGGACGATCTTATGGTTAAGGTGGAGCATCTACAGGAGATTCTCTATGCTGAGAGCATGATGCCCCCCGCAATGGCTAAGTGGGTAAACCAATCCATCTGCAATGGGGCCATGTGGCTAGGCGAGGGACATTCCCTGTGCGGAGAAAACGAGAGCGCAGTGGATATCTACGCTCAAGCACTGACACGACTACGCAAGCGTATGGCAGATGCTAACAGTCCGGGGAGTGACAAATAGATGTGGAACCATCGTCACGAGAACAACCATAGGGCAGCGCTAAAATACTTAGCGTCTAGCAAGTATAGGAAGTCTCTAGAGGGGCGAGTAGCACTAAGGGTAAGGATTGCCTTGGCCTTAGTGTCACTCTCCGCAGCAGCCTTCCTCCACTTCTACATAGGGAGATAGCATGATAACGCAAAGTGCATTAAAGAAATATCAGCAGTGCGAACAGATGTACAAATACAGGTACATCGACGGGTATCGGGAGATTGTCCGGTCAGATGCCATGACGCTAGGAACTCTTGTCCACGCAGGGCTTGAGTGCTTCCTGAAGGAGCAGGATGTGGTACACGCTGTGTGGCACATGGAGCAGGTGGCGCAGGTGGAAGAAGATCTGCCCGAAACCCACCTCGTCATAGACCAAGCGATGATGCTGCTGCGCGGATACTACAACAAATGGTATGATGAACACCATGCAAAATACGAAACGGTGTCGGTGGAGGAGGAGTTCGAGGTCAAGTTGGGAGGTCAGAAATTCGGAGGAAAAATTGATGGCCTGATTAGGGAGAAGGAAGGTGGTAGGCTTGTGCTTATTGAGCATAAGACATCCGGCGATAGGACTGCCACTAGCATGGGAGGAACCTATTGGAAACAGCTAAACAGCGGTATGAACATACAGCTTGTCCTGTATCAGGAGGCTATGAGAAAAAAATATGATGACGGTTCCGACAAGCCGCCAAAAATATTGTATGACGTACTTTATAAAAACAGACCTAAGATGAAGGACTTAGAAGACATGAGGGTATATTATATGTCTAGCTATGCCCCCTTCTACAGAAAAGAGCTTTACTATACCGATGAAGAACGCTATAAAGCATTGTGGGATTTGGAAGTCCAAGCAAAAAGAGTAAGCGACAGAGAGAAAGACGGTTGTTGGACACGGAGTACCTCCAACTGTCGCAGTGGGTTTGGGCTTTGCCCTTACTTTGATGTCTGTCAGGGTATGGCAGAACTCAACACTGCAACTAATCTTGAGTACATGGATGATCTACATCCTGAATTAAATATAACTAAGGAGGAGAAATGAGCAGGTTTTCACTAAACAAATCAAAGGAGAAGCGCATCAAACCACCACCTAGATTAATGATAATCGGAGATCCCGGAATAGGGAAAACCACTTTTGCCGCGAATGCGGAGAGTCCCATTATCATTGCTACGGAGAGTGGTGCCATTGGAACAACTGTTCCTACGCTGCCAACGGACGGCGTGTGCAAGACGTGGGACGACGTGGTTGCATCCGTGAAGGTTCTTCAAGATGAAGACCATGACTTTAAAACGGTAGCCATCGACACCTTGGACAACATGGTTTCTCTGCTAGAGAAGCACATCTGCCAAAGAGATTTCGATGGGGTATACAACTCCTCTCGTGGGAAAGAGGGTTTCAATTCATTCGGTAAGGGGAATGCTGCGGTGGCTCAGGAATTAAAGAAGTTCCTGCATCAAGATCTTGATGAGCTACAGTGGCGCAAGGGAATGCAGATAATTCTGCTCTCGCACACAGGTCAGGCTAAGGTTTCGAGTAGCCTAAGCACTGATTGGACTGCTGTTGCCGCAAGCATCCCCAAAAACTCACTAGCAGTAGTGAACTCTTGGTGTGACCAAATAGGTCACGCTTGCACAGACGTGCGGGTTATACAGAGGGAAGGGGAAAAGAACAAGGCACAGTCTGTTGGGTCTGACCGATGGCTCGTGTTTGAGCCTGAGCCGGGGAGACTAGTGAAGAGTCGTGTGGGCTATGAAATGCCTAGCAAGATTCCACTGTCTTACGGGCAGTATCTAGAGGCCATGGGAGTGGATATGCAGAAGATAGAGATAGCCACCACCATGACCCTCATCGAATCTTTAGAGGAGGATGAAGATGTAGTATCTGCTGCGCTGAGGAGCGTACAGAAAGAACTTAAGAATGGAGAGATTGATATCATAACGCCGGAGATTCTGAGCAAGTTAGAGCTTGGCAAAATTAAACAGTTAAACAATTGGCTAAACACCAAAGCATAGGAGAGCTTAATGATTACTTATCCTGATGGAAAAAGTACAGTAACTGCAACTGCAGCTAACTCAGACACACCATTCGTGTTCCCCAAGGGGGAGTATGACTATTCGGTAACGAGCGTAGGGTACAAGACCTACAGGACAGGGACACAGGGCATCGAGATTGAACTCGAAGGTCTGTACAGCAGCGGGAAAACTTTCCGGTGCTTTGACCGGGTCTTTCTCACAGAGAATGCGATGTGGAAGCTAGACCAATTCCTGTCGGGGTTGGGACTGACCAAGCGTCCTGAGAATGAGGATGAATTGCACGGTTTGATGGGGCGCAAGGGTCGCGCAGTCATGGGGCCAAACGACGATGGCTATCCAAAGGTCATCAAATATCAGGAAGAGGAACGAGTGGAGGATTGGTCAAATGTTGGCCCACCACCCATTCAGACCTCAGAAGACGTACCATTCTAGACAGATACTTCACTTGAGTATTCTGTAGAGTATGGTAGTTTACTGATGTGGACATAGCCTGACGTTCCCTTCCTTCCTTACCCCTTGCGTCAGGTTATGTCCCATCTTAAGGGGGAAATATGGATTACGAGACAGAACTAAAAATGAATCCACGGAGGGATACCTCCCTACCCGCCGCCTTAGCGGAACTAACAAGTAGCGTCAAGGAATTGACGCTTGCTGTTTTGAACCTAAAAAAAGAAAGTGGGTCAAAGAAAAAAAGTATTAGTAAGAATAAGAGAATTAATTATAAAGATAATATTAATATATATAATAGCAGGGAACGTGCCATAATGGATGTGGTTGAATACTATAAAGAAATTCATCCTAAATCCAAGGCAGGTTTGAATCCTAAAAGCCCCACGTACAAGTCAATTAATGAACGCTTAACGGAGGGTTATTCGGTTTCCGATCTTACGGAGGCTATCGATGGGATGCACAAGTCACCGTTCCATAACGGACAGAACAAGAACAAAACCAAGTTCCTATCGTTGGAGCTTTGCATGAGAAACTCAGACAAGGTGGATGGATTTCTTATGATGAACAGGGACACTACGCCAAACGTCAGCGTCAACACGCTCAAGACGGTAGAGGCAATGAAGTCTTGGCTAAAGGAGGATTGATGAAATTTTTTAAGAGTAGATTTAGATGGATCAACCTGCTCATATGCAGGTGGTTCGGATGTGCCATGACGCACGTTAGCGCGATGGCTTTTGAGGAAGGTAACATCGAACCTGAAGAGATTATGCTCATCTGCCCTCGATGCGATCAGGCTCACTGCCATGAGTGGCCGCACTCCGGTCAGCTTATTGGTCTTGAGGATGTCGATGTGGAGTTCAGCGCCGACTTCAATGTGGACAGGAAAACACTACACTAGGAGGATAGATG